TCCATACATTGTGTAATGTAGTTTACCAAAATCTTTTTTAGAAGTTATTCCATCTTGATAATCTAATCTTGGTCTCCACCACTCTGCTGTATAGCCAACATTACCTTGAATATCATTCCAAGCGTTAAGTAAATCTGGATTTGCATCTATGTAATTATCCCAAGCTGTTTCAGGTATATATTTGATGGTGTTGTCAATTATCTTTCGGAAATCATCTTTGTATTTGACATTAGATATAATTTGCGGAACCACTCTGATTTCGGTTCTTGATGTGCTTATTTCATCTATTTTATACTTCCATTCCTTGACATCTAATGGTTTTGGTTCACCTTCAACTGGTGGTGCCACTCCAAGAAATGGATTGTTATCATCATCAAGGTAAAAATTTCCAGTAGAATCAATACCCGTTAATTGAGGGTCACCAGTGTGAACTATACCACTCACACCATTTAGTGTCTTGGTTAGAATTATGTCATCTGCACCTGCAACGGGTCTAATAAAATAATATATACATACGAATATACCTCTGTCATATCCATTATCTCTGAGTTCTTGTCCAAGATTCATCTTTATTTTAGTGTCTTCAAATGTTGTATGTTCTGATATTATTTTTTCTTTGAAGTTTTTATTTTTATCATGGATGTGTATTTCTACATAATCTTTAATACCTTGTCCAAATGGTGGAAATAGACTGCCACCCGTTCCAAGAACTTCAATATCTTCTCGTTTTAGTTCTTGAAAATCATTTTCTGATAGGGAACTTTTGATTCTCATAATTCTGAAAACTCCCTATCCAAGACATTATTCCAATATGGGTCGGTTAAATAAACAGTAGTTTTTAAATCTTCTGTTAAAATTTGGTCAGGATCCTGTAAATTGTTACCTTCATCAAATGGGTCTTCAACTGCGATGAAAATACCTGCGTCATTACGAAGAGGTTGAACATCCTCACCAATTATTTTTTGACCATTCTCGGTAACAATTATACCACCACTCAACTTTCTTTTTTGTTCAAGTTCATTGAGATATCTTGACCTATCTTGTTCTTGGAGTTTTTGATAAAACTCACTTTTTTTTAATTCTTCTTTTGTTAAAGGCATTAGTTCATCTCCAAACCAAAAAATTCATAATTTTTCTTTATGTAATGTTGCCATTCTTCTGGCATTTCACTTTCCTCAAATATTGCTTCTACTGGACATTCAGGTTCACATGCTCCACAATCAATACACTCATCAGGATTAATGTAAAGAGAATCAGTTTCCTTCGGAACGAAACCATCTACTTTAGCCTCTTCACCACGACCTTCTGTATCATAGGGGCCGTGAATACAATCCACAGGACATACTTCAACACATGCTGTATCACAAGTTCCAACACAAGGTTCTGCTATTATATAAGGCATCTTATTTCACCACTTTAAATGAAGGTATCTCTGTGTAAAAATTAATCATCTCGTCAGCAGTTCCACTACCACTCACTACTTTAACCTCTACTTTGTAGAATCTTTCTGCTAGTAAAGGTTTTAAATCAAGATTAAAATAATTACCAGTAGAATCACAACTGATTTTTGAACCAACACCATATGGTATGATTACATCTTCGGTAAAAGCATCCTTTACTTGATAGAAAATACTTCCGCTTGGTAAGTATTTAGCAGTAGTGTAACCAGTATCATATCCTGTTGTTGCTGAAAAAGTTTTCTCAGGATACAAAGGTCGTCCTATTAAACGAAATTTTATTTTTGAATTTTCTCGATATTGTTTTTTCAATCCTCTAGCAAAAACAACTAAATCTTCTAAATCTTCCGAAGATAGTGCATTTAATGAACCAGTTACCCATTTAGAGTCATTCCAAACAACCTCTAATTTTGGTTGATAAACAGTGTGAGTTTCTCTACTGAAAAAGGAAAAAGTTCCTAATGGTGTTCCATTACCTTCATCAGTGCTAGTATCAGAATTACCAACATTTCCTTCTCTTTTAATTATAAATCCTTCGTTATCCACACCACCATTAGCACTACCACTTAATTGTAAATTGACTAAAGAGGTAACATCCATTCTCAAATCTGCTGGTTCTTGGTCAAATATCTGTGATGCTGAATATTGTGTATTCCAATGACCACCTGATGCAGTCATTGAACCTGTCCATTGAGTTTTTAATGTATCATTATCCCTAAAGTTCCAACTTGCTCCCTCTGTTATACGAGGATTAGAATCACTTCTTCCGTATCCATTCTCCCATGATTGGGTTACAGCATATGCGAATAATGTTTGTGTAGATTGAATACCACGAGTATTAGCATCATACAAATTTAAATAGTATTTTGGATTATCTCCGAAAGTTCCAGCGGCATTGGAACTTGATATGTAAGTCAAATCAAATTTTATTAAGACTCTACTTACTCCATATAATGTATTGGCGGGACTGACATCTTTAGCAATTTCAAGTATTTCATCCAAACCTGCATTCTGACTTCCACTTCTTTCATATAAAGTAGTATCTTTTGTCGCATATTCAAAATAATGGGCCATTTACTTCTCCTATAAGGTGTTACCTATTGAATCACCGATAGCCTTTCCTTCAACATCTAAATCAGGATATTTTAATTCAAAAATACTTGGGTCTAAAGAAGGATAGACTATACCATCTTTTGTTGCGTAATCAATATCATATATATTACCCGAATATCCGTCTCTTGACCTATATTTGTTATAAATTAATACAGGTGTCTTTTTAGGATTATCAAGTTCGGGTGGGACAATAGCACCAACCCCATCCACTATTGATAATTCATAAGCTAATTCTTGTATAATAATTGGTTGATTAATTTGCCATCTGTCTATATTGAAAAAATCTCTAACTTTATTAATACACCTAAGAGTGACTTCCTCTTTGTTAAATCCAGCTCGACATATATAATTAAATCTAACTCCAATGTTAATAATCCAAGCGTTCTTAATGTTTACTGCATCTGTCATCAATCTATATTGAGATAGATATGTCTTCAAATTTTGTTTGACTGCCAATGTTAAAGGTGTTAGTTTTTTAGTTCCTGTGTATCCTAATGTATACATATTTAAAGCCAATGGATTTGGAACTCTTTCGGCTGATTTTGCGTCTTGGGCTCGTAATTGTTCTCTATTTCTTTCATCTATAAATAAATTAGCCTTGACTTCTTCTTGTAAACTTGGTATATTCAATTGTTCATCTTGAACGATATATGCTTTTGATATTGAACCAAACTTAGAAGGCATCGCATATGCTCTAAGTATATAGTCTTCTTTTGTGACAGTTCTACCTTGTGATTGAAAATAAGCCAAAGCATTTTCTTTTAATTCTTTGACACTTTCACGAGACCTTCCACCACTAGCACGATATGGATTTGTAACAGCTATGGACTCACGAACAGTTGTCACCAAACCACTATCTAAATTAGTTTCATCAAGGGTCAATGATAAGTCTGAAAATGAATTGATTGAATTTACAACTACATTGTCTTCTAATCCACCACCATAAGAATACTTAATTGTCAAAGTTGTGTTTGCAGGTGCTTGTCCATATGCTTGGGTTTTCAAGAAATTTGTTGGGTCAAAGTAGGTGTCCATATAACTTGGACTACCAGGTAAAGATGAACCTACATTATTAGGATTTGGAACTATTTCCTCATCAAAATCACTTACTCCAGCACCAAATCTAATTTCTGTTCTACCATCACCTCTTATAAATGTTACAAATCTTTTACCCGTTTTTAAAAGTTTTAAAAGATAAGGTGCGGTATCAGAATATTGTGAAAGTTGTGGGTCGTTAGCCCCTATATTTTCAATTGAATCAAACACTGTATCTTGGGCTAAAAAAGGAACCTCTCTCCAAGTATTACCATCACTATCGGTGCAAGATATTACTTCTAAAACATTTGTATTACCTAAAAGTATTCTTGCATATCTTTCTGCAGTTCCAAATGTAAATTGTTCGGTTGTGACATTTCCACTTATGACTCCGACAGATTTTTTTAATAAATAAAATGTAGGATTTGTTCCGTCATTTTCAAAAACTGAAACTTCAGTTGGGTCATATGAGCTAGAAAATTTAAAATTTACTGGTTCCCTCATTCTGAAAGTAGTTCCAGTATTTGACCTTAATTGTGTTTGTTCACCAATGGTTACTGAGTAGTTATAATTTGGTTTAACACTTGTTCCAGTTCCTACGGCTGGGACTACTTGAAATACATCCACATTTGTAAATGCTGCAGAAGATAGTTTTGGTTTATATCCAAATGATTGTGCCATTTCAAATAAGGTTTTATTATCTTCAGCATATGCTAATAACATTTCTTTTACTTGTGAATCCACATAGTAACTCAAAACATCACCAACATAAGATGCCATCTCTATGAACATCATACCTGGTGATGATTCATTGAAATCATTATATGTATTCGGATAGTATTGTTTTGCGTATTCTATTAGGTCACTTCTGAATCCATCAAAATCTTTATTTAAATATCTAAGTTCTTTACCAGTAGATTGCTGTGGCATCTAATCTCTCCTAATATCCACCACCACCACCGCCGGAATCACCAACTCCAGCAGATCCTGCGTCGGAATCACCCATCAAAAAATTCAATGTGATAGCTTCATACACATCAGGTTGAATTGTGAGGGCGAATCTCATTATTATATTCAATTGTTCAGGTCGAACCTCGTCTTGTTCAACTCTCAAATCTTTTACCAATACATGGGGTAACCATTTTGCCATTGCTTCGTCTATTACTGAACGAACATCTTCTAATAAATTACTACTCATAGGTTCGAACAATACTTGGAGTAGTCCACAACCAAAATCTGGTTGTCCAACTCGTTCACCTTTTGCAGTGAGAAGTAAATTTCTTATATTACTTGTAGTTTGTGTTAAAGTTGTTGCAGTGCCAGGAAAAAACCCACTACCATCGGTGTGATCCATAGGTAGAGATAATCCTATTTGAACATCAGGATTTAAATCTTTTTCTAATACACTCAATTAAATACCCCTATGGTCTGTAATGACCATCCTTCTTTTTGTTAATAGCTTTCATCAACCCACTATAATCTCTTGTTAATGCGTTAACAACATCTTCACCCACTTGTTCAGAACTAACACCTCTTGCCTTCAAGGACTCGACTGCTCCAATTTCTCTAGCCTTTTCTTTACCTTGTGGAGTGTTTTTCATCATGGGATTTCCACCCATAAGTTCATTAACTCTATCAGATGTATATGTTCCACCACCCATTGTTGGGTATTCACCCTTATCACCTTGTGGAATACCACCTACGGTTTCGTTCAAAACCTTATTTAAAGCGTCATTGTTCGTGTATTCTTTAAACTTTTTCTTTTTTGGTTTTGGTTGGACATACTCTTGTTCTGCTATTTGAGTTAAAGTGGATGAGACTTCATCTTGTTTGGAACGATTACCAAAAGCTAAGGCTTTCTTTCCTTCACTAATAAATATCTCATTTATTTGTTTCTTTACTTCTCTACTAACTACCTTCTCTATTATTTTGATGAGGTCTTGTTTTTTCATCATTTACTCCTACATTAAAATTGATGGTGTTAAGACACCTGGTATTACTGCTCCACTTGTTGCGTTTATAACCGTTCCATTGAATATTGCTGTGGAGAAAGTCAAATGTAATATATTTGCCATTATATCAGTCACTTCTTCAATACTACCTCCATCCAAACCTTTCAAACTCATTGGAGCGAATATAGGTGGTGTCGTTGGGACTGTAGCTCCAACACAAGTTATTCCACCTATAGTAAATATCGTGAAAGTAGTAATATATGTAATAATTGCAGCAGATATTAAGTTAAGGGTCGGATCCATTGCTGTAAAACTTGCATTAATCTGACCGAACAATAATGCCTGTCCTGCTTGAGCTATAGCAGGATTAATTTTTGCCTGTTGACCAATTATCGTTGCATCAGGTGTTGGAACTGCAGGTGGTGGTATCGGTATTAGTGGTGGTGTCCCAGCTACAAGTATGGACGCATCTTTTGCATAATCAACAATCGCAGTCGCTAAATCATTAGCTGAAGCTTGTTGATTGGAAGCTTCACTGTCTCTTTGTTTTGTGAAAGCTGCTTCCAAATTACTTTGTAAGTTAGATGATTTTAATGCCATTATTTCGGTTTAAGTAGACAATCACAAACTTCACTTCTCACTGCCTCGACTGATGCCTTCCATTGTTCAATTGTTGGAACATTAGTTGGGCCACTACTTATCGGTCCTGTTGGCCCTACTGCTGTAGCAATACCAGTCAATCCTAAAATTTTATCTCCAAGGTCTATCAATGTATCTATCAACTTATCAACTGTTTCAGTCAATTGTTCACCACCCACAAGAGTTTGTTCTCCCAAGTCTTCTCTTGATGAAACTTTAGCAGTTAAATCTTCTTGTTTCCCACCAACCTTCAAGTATGACTCTTTATCAGAATACATACCTGCACAATCTATACAATGAAAAAAAGCACCTGGCTTACTTTCTAAATGTGCCGCTTCATCAAGTTTTAAGTGTGATGGTGCGTGACTTGATAACATTACGGTCTGTCCCATCTGTAGACCCGAAGCCCCTGCATCTTCCATCAATACATCAGAGGAAGGAAACGCGGATACTTCACCAGTATCAGGATGTCCACCACTACCAACAAGTTTTTTTGCACTCGTTCCTGTGACCATCTGAAATTCTTCTTCTGCATATATTCTGACTTTTGGTGTGACCAAGGCGAATTGTTTATCCGCATCAATCGTAAATGACCATTTTGTTGACCATCCAATACCAAGTGCCGAAAAACCTAATATCTCGTTTCTTTTGCTATTAAATGTAATCCTATCAGAGTTAAGTATAATTTGTTCACCACCATCTTTTGGTTGTTTATTTCTGTGAACTTTATTCATTAAAACATG